GCTGCGTGCGCGAAGCCGCAGGTTTTTGCATGGGGGGTTAGGGTTTCACGCATGAATATCCGCAACCGCGTAAAAGCCCTCCGCACGGTCAAAGCGTCGGAGTTGGCTCCGAACCCGAAGAACTGGCGAACGCACCCCAAGGCACAGCAGGACGCCTTGCGTGGCATCTTGGCGGAAGTGGGCTACGCCGACGCCTTGCTCGCCCGCGAACTGCCTGACGGCTCGCTGATGCTTGTCGACGGCCACCTCCGGGCCGAGACCACGCCCGACCAAGAGGTGCCGGTTCTCGTCCTCGACATCAACGAAGCGGAAGCCGACAAGCTCCTGCTCTCGCTTGATCCGCTCGCGGCGTTGGCCGAGACGAATGCCCAGGCTCTCGACGCCTTGCTCCGCGAGGTGGACACCGGGAGCGAAGGACTTCAGCAGATGTACGCAGACATGGCTGCGGATGCAAAGCTCTACGCCGACTCATTGCCAGAAGACAGTGATGCGGCGAACGCTGGAGATTCACGGCACTACGTCTGCCCCAGGTGCGGGCACTCATGGCTCAAGAGTGGAGAGGCTGATGAAGATACGGAATAGGGTTGTGGGGCTGCGACAAGTTCGAGCGTCAGACTTGAGGCTCAATGAAAAGAACTGGCGGCAACACCCGCCAAAGCAGCAAGCTGCCATGCGGGAAATGCTTGCAGATATTGGGTATGCAGATGCCTTGATTGCGAGAGAGGCAGAGGATGGCGAGCTAGTTCTGATTGACGGTCACTTGCGAGCAGGGCTCACGCCAGATGATTTTGTGCCTGTTCTTGTTCTTGACGTAAATGAGCAGGAAGCAAACAAGCTGTTGCTGTCTCTTGATCCGCTGTCGGCGATGGCTGACGTTGATACTGGCGCACTAGACGCCTTGATACGCTCTGTTGAGCCTAGCGGCGAAGCCATCTCTGGAATGTATTCAGACATGGCGGATGCGGCGGGACTCTACAAGAAAAGCAAAGAAGATGCCTCGTCCACGAAAGAGGTGGATGTTGATTCCTTTGCCATGCAATGCACATGCCCTGAGTGCGGGTTTGAGTTTGATGACAAGCAAGCCTGACTGTGCCTGGAATCTTGCTGACTTGGCTGCGGTTCCGAGGAACGGCGTCAGGGTAATGTCTACGTTTGCTTGCGGTGGCGGCTCATCTATGGGCTACAAGCTGGCTGGCTGCGATGTGGTGGCGGCGAATGACATTGACCCGGAGATGGCGTGGCACTACCGAAAGAATGTTGATCCGCCGCATTACTTCCTGTGCCCAATCCGAAGCCTGCTTGATACAAGCCTGCCTCCAGAAGTCAGCGACCTAGACATTCTTGATGGCTCGCCGCCTTGCTCAACATTTAGTATGGCAGGCAGTCGGGAGAAGGCGTGGGGCAAGAAAAAGCACTTCCGCGAAGGGCAGGCAGAGCAAGTGCTGTCGGACTTGTTCTTTGACTACCTAGACGTTGTTGAACTGCTGCGCCCGAAGGTGGCGATCGCTGAGAATGTGAAAGGCATGATTGTCGGCAATGCCAAGGGCTACACGAAGATGGTGATGCAGCGATTCAAGCAGATAGGGTACGTTCCGCAACTCTTTCTGCTGAACGCTGCGGACTGTGGTGTTCCCCAGCGACGCGAGCGGGTTTTCTTCTGTGCAATCCGAAGCGATCTGGCGAGGCGGTCGCTCAAGTTGTGTCCCAAGATGCCTTGGGTAACGGCGGCCCAGGCGACTGCTGATTTGCAGCAACTGACTTCACAGGAGATGGCAGACAATGCCCCAGCGGCTTCAGACTTGAAGTGGTGGCGGGCAACTTTGCGTGGGCACTCGTACTCTGATGTTGTTTCCAGGCGAGAGGGGAGGAACTCGCTTTTTCAGCATGTGCGGCTCAATGGCAATGAGCCTGCGCCGACGCTATCGGCAAACCACACGCTGTTCACACATTGGGATGAGTGCCGCCGCTTGACGTTCCGGGAGTGGAAGCGGCTGGGATCTTTCCCGGATGACTATGTGGCGAAGGATGAGAAGATTGGAAAATACATGGTAGGCATGAGTGTGCCGCCCTGCATGACGCAGGCTGTGGCGTCTGCGGTGATTGAGCAATGGCTAGATGGAGGTTCACATGGGCAAGCGAGGCCCGCGCAAAGAGCCGACGATACTGAAGATAGCCAAGGGCAACCCAGGCAAAAGGCCGCTGAACAAAAGCGAACCAAAGCCGCCAAGCGATGACATCACGCCGCCCGAGTGGGTGACGGGCGTCGCCCGCGAGAAGTGGGACAACGTCGTGCCGAAGCTGCTCGGCATGGGCGTTATGACGAACGCCGACGTGGACACGATCGCCCGCTACTGCACGATGCACGAGCAGTTTGTGAAGTACCTCGATCAGTGCCGTCGCGGGCTCGACGTGCTCGTGATCCGTGACGATGCGGGTAAGGTGAAGTATATGCAATCGACACCCGCCGCGACGATGCTGTCGAAGTTGGCCGCGTCGATGCTGCGGATCGAGCAAGAGTTCGGGCTGACTCCATCGGCCAGGAGCGGTTTGAGTGGCACGCAAGAAAAGCCAAGGGACGACCTCGAAGACCTCCTCCGCTCCCACGGTTGACCCGAAGAAGCAGCAGTTGGTCTACGGGTTCTTCGAGAAAATCCTGCGGCACAGCAAGGGACAAAAGGCTGGCGAGCCGTTCCTTCTGTTGGAGTGGCAGAAGCGAGTGCTCGGCGACATCTTCGGCACTGTCAACGCCGATGGCTCGCGGAGGTATCGCGTCTCGTACATCGAACTGCCAAAAAAGGCCGGGAAATCCACGACCCTCGCGGGCGTCGCCCTCTACGGTCTCGTCTGCGACAACGAGCCGGGTGCCGAGATCTACGGCGCTGCCAGTGACCGCGAACAGGCGGGCATCATCTACCGCGAAGCGGCGTCGATGGTGCGTGCGTCGCCGTCGCTGTCGAAGCGGCTCGAAGTGATCGACTCGCGGAAGACGATCGTCGATCGCCAGACGAACTCGTTCTACCGGGTGCTCTCTGCGGATGCGTTCCGGGCCGAAGGGCTCAACATCCATATGCTCCTCTTCGACGAGCTCCACGCCCAGCGGGACCGTCGGCTCTGGGATGCGTTGCGGTACGGTGGCGCTGCCCGGCGTCAGCCGCTCATCCTGTCGATCACCACGGCTGGCTATGACCGTCGCAGCATCTGCTGGGAGCAGCACTCCTACGCTGAGAAGTGCATCGCAGACCCGGCGTACGATCCGACGTTCTACGGGTGCATCTACGCGGCACCGACCGACTGTGCGACCGACGGCTCGTGGAAAGACCCGAAGGTCTGGCGGAAGGCGAACCCGTCGCTCGGCGAGACGATCACCGAGGAGTCGTTCGCGGCCGACGCCCGCGAAGCCGAGCAGTCGCCGACGAAGCTCAACTCGTTCCTCCGCTACCGGCTCAACGTCTGGACAACGCAGGACACGCGGTGGATCGCCCCGGCGGCGTGGGCTCGCTGCGCGAACCCGCTGCGGGACTTCGGCGACCGTCCCGTCTACGCCGGGCTCGATCTCGCGAGCACGTATGACCTCTCGGCCCTGGTGCTCGTCTGCCCCGATCCCGAGGACAACACGATCGACGTGCTGCCGTTTTTCTGGATTCCAGAAGCCAACGCCGTAGAGCGGGCTCAGCGTGACAAGGTGGACTACCTCGGGTGGATTCGGGACGGGCAGATCCGGGTGACCGACGGCAACGTCACCGACTACACCCGGCTCCACGCTGACATCAAGGCGATCTGCGACCGCTACCGGGTGCGTCAGTTGGCGGTCGATATGAAGTTTAACGCTCAGATGTTGGCAAACTTACTGCAAGGGGATGGGCTGGACGTGCGAGGATATCCACAAGGCGGGCCCGGAATGTCGGCTCCCGCCAAGACGCTGGAGAACCTCGTGCTCAACGGCATGGTGCGGCACGGCGGGCATCCGGTGCTCACGTGGTGTGCAGGTAACGTCGCTGTTCACGAGGACCGGCACGGCAACATCTACCCGAGCAAGACCGCCAGCACGGAGCGTATCGACGGCATCGTCGCCCTCTGCCAGGGCATCGGCTCGTGGATGCGATCCGAGCAGGAGCAAAAGCCCTCGGGCACCCCTGAGATCTTTTTCGTCTGATGATCGCCAACGCACAGCATCGCATTCTCTGGCTCCCCGGTGAGGAGCGAATGTGGGATGAGGAGTACTCGTCCCGCTCGGCCGCCGGAATCCGCATCGACGCGAGCAACGCCTTGCAAGTGTCGGCGGTTTTCGCGTGCCTGCGAATCTTGTCGGAGAGCGTCGCGAGCCTGCCGCTCCACGTGCTCGAACGGATGACTCGCGGGACTCGCCGTGCCGTCGAGTTGCCGCTTTATCGTCGTCTCCACCAGCAGCCCAACGAATGGCAGACGAGCTTCGAGTGGCGTGAGCAGGCGGTCTTCCACGTCGGGCTGTGGGGCGACGCCTACAGCGAGATCCGCTCGGGTGCGTCCGGTGCGGTCGATCAACTCATCCCGCTGCACCCGTCCCGAATGGCGGTGGAGCGGATCGAGAACGGGCGGCTCCGCTACAAGTACCGCGAGGAGAACGGCCGCGAGACGGTGTACTCACAGGACGCGATCCTGCACATGCGTGGGCCGAGCGACGACGGCGTGCATGGCATGAGCGTCGTCGAGAGCTGCAAGGACGCGATCGCGCTGGCTCGGGCGTGCGAGCTCCACGGTGCCCGGTTCTTCGGGAACGGAGCGAGGCCGGGTTTTGTGCTCAGCACGGATGGCGAGCTCAACGCCGAGGCCCGCGAGTCGCTGCGTGCGAACTGGGAGCGGATGCACGGCGGCGTCAACAACAGCAACCGCACGGCGGTGCTCGTCGGCGGTCTCAAGCCGATCGAGATCCCGCAGGCGTCGATGCACGATTCGCAGTTCATCGAGGCCAGGAAGTGGCAGTTGGCTGAGATCGCCCGGTTGTTTCGCGTGCCCCTCCACCTGCTCGGTGCCGAGACGAGCCCCGGCTCGGTTGAGCACGCCGGTCTCGACTACGTGCAGCACACGATCCTCCCGTGGCTGCGTCGCTTTGAGTCGGCGTTTCAGCGCGACCTCATCAGCGACGACGACAGGTACTTCGTCGAGTTCGACGTTCGCGGGCTCATGCGTGGCGACGCTGCGAGCCGCTCGGCGTACTACCGGGCGATGTGGGACATCGGGGCACTCTCGACGAACGACATCCTCGAACTAGAGAACCGCAACCCGGTCGATGGTGGCGACGAGCGGTATCGCCCGCTGAACATGGGCACGCTCGGTGCCCCGCCTTCGGTCGATGACGTACTCGCCCAGCAGCAAGAGGGCAGCGGCATCGACGGTCAGGCGGTCGAGGGCGGCGTGGCCGCAGCCGAAGGCGAGCCCGCTCCGGTCGTCGGGGAGGTGGTCGTTGAGGACGCCACGCCCCAGGTCGCCGAGGTCAGCCTCAACGGTGCCCAGATCACCGGGCTCATCGCGATCGTGCAAGCCATCTCCGACGGTCTGGTCACTCGCGAGGGTGCGGGGGCGATGATCGCTGCGTCATTCCCGAGCATTCCGCCCGCACAGATCGACGCGATCCTCGCAGGGGTGGTCGAGCGTCAACCGGCAGTAGCAGCGGATGCGCAGCCGCAGCAAGTGCCGGTCGTCGAAGACGCCCCCGCGAGGTCGCTTGAAGAGCGAGCCGAGCCCGGCACCGTCGCCGAGGGCGACTACGTCTCGTGGGGCTCGTCTGGCGGGCGAGCTCGCGGGCGCATCGACCACGTGATGGACTACGGGCGGCTCGACGTGCCCGGCACCGACTTCGCGATCGACGCGACCGAGGACGACCCGGCGGCGCTCATCACGGTCTACGAAGAGGTGAGCGGCGGCTGGCTGGCGACCGAGACGCAGGTCGGGCACAAGGTGAGCACGCTCACGAAGATCGACCCGCTGCCCGAGCCGCCGCCTGCGGAGGAGCCACGGGCGAAGCCACGGAGGCGGAAGCGTGGCTAGGTATGACCACATCGACTTCAGCCCGCCGAGCGGCGTGCGTGAAGAGGCTGCGAAGGGTCTCGCGTGGCGAAGCGAATACGGCCGAGGCGGCACGGCAGTCGGCGTGGCTCGCGCAAGAGACCTGAGCAACGGCACGACGATCAGCCCCGAGACGGCACGCAGGATGAAGGCGTTCTTCGACCGGCATCAGAGCGACAGGCAAGGCGAGGGATGGAGTCCGGGCGAGACCGGATTCCCGTCGAACGGTCGGATAGCACACGCCCTGTGGGGTGGCGACTCGGGCTATTCATGGAGCAGAAAACTTGTGACGCAGATGAACGCAGCGGACGAGAACGACAGGAGCACGACGATGAACATCGAGCGCCGCAGTCTGGCGATTGACGAGGTCGAGTCGGCTGTCCCGCTGCTCGCGGTCGAGAGCCGCAGCGAGGACGACGGCAGCGAGCGTGAGTACATCGTCGGCTACGCTGCGAAGTTCGGCGTGTTGAGTCTCGACCTGGGCGACTTCGTTGAGCGGATCGACCCCGGTGCGTTTGGGATCGTGGCCGAGCGTCGCGGGCGTCGGAAGCCGCTGGAGACGCGGGCGCTCTGGAATCACGACGCGAACTACCCGCTCGCCCGCTATCCCGGCACGCTGCGGATGACCGTGGACGAGGTTGGGCTGCGGTACGAGTTCCCTGTGCCTGACACGACCTACGGGCGGGACATCGCGAGCAACATCCGGGCAGGCATCGTCAAGGGCTCGTCGTTCTCGTTCACGGTCCCGAGCGGCGGCGACTCTTGGGCGGTCGAAGATGGTCGCAGTGTGCGGACGATCCAGAGGGTGGATTCTCTGATCGATTTGGGACCAGTCTGCTTCCCGGCATACCCGGATGCCGACGTGACGATTGCCCAGCGGTCCTACGATGCGTTCGTTCGTCAGCGTGACGCCGAGGCTCATCGCCGCATGGCTGCGGCGACCCGCGCCCGAGAACTCCGCGAGTACCTGACCAAGCATGGCCGCTAAGTCCGGCGACACGTGCGAGCGGTGCAAAGCTGCTCGGCTCAATGTCGCGTCGAGTCAGGCACGAGGCGAGTATCAGACTCGCTACCTGCGTTGCCCCCGCTGCGGGCACACCGACAAGCACGTCGTGCATTCCGAGCACGTGCGTCGTCGGGCTTTTACTGGTTAGTAAAAGACCCTCGCGTCGAACTGCAAGGGTGCCGGTCTGGCTCCGTAGGTTCGTGGATAGGTGGCGTGAGCGCCGCCGCATCCCGACCAAGGAGATCGCATCGTGGACAAGATCAAGCAGCTTCTCGACGAGCTCGCCCAGGTGGTCGCCGAGATGGAGGCGATGAGCGAGGCTCCCGCCGAGGGCGACGCCCCCGCGATGGACGCGGAGGAGGAGTCGTCGCTTCGCTCGCTGTCCGAGCGTGCTGACAAGCTCCGCTCGCAGATCGAACTGCTGCGTGCCATCGAGGCGAAGAACCTCGAACTGCGTGCCGTGCTGGAGCGTGGTGCTCCCGCCAAGGCGATCGAGAAGGCTGCTGCCGAGGAGACTCCCGTGGAGAAGCGTACCGTCCCCGCGATCCCTGTCTCGCACGGCCCGCTCAAGGCGTTCCGTAGCGCCGAGTCGGCGTACCGCGCTGGCATGCACCTGAGGGGCTATGTGTTCGGCGACGCCGAGGCCCGTCGGTGGTGCGTCGATCACGGCGTCGAGAGCCGTGCCCAGGCGGGCGGCGTCAACTCGCTCGGCGGTGTGCTGACCAGCCCCGAACTGAGCAACGAGATCATCCGGCTCGTCGAGGAGTACGGCGTGTTCCCGCAGTACGCCCGCCGGGTGCCGATGTCGAGCGACACGCTCAACATCGCCCGTCGCACCGGTGGGCTCGCTGCCCGTCCGGTCGGCGAGAACGCCGAGGTGCTCGCGAGCGACGTGACGTTCGACAACGTCGAGCTCGTCGCGAAGATCTGGGGCGTGGCGAATCGCGTCCCGAACTCGCTGCTCGAAGACTCGGTCATCGACCTCGCGGACCTCATGGCCGTCGAGACGGCTCAGGCGTTCGCCGAGGCCGTCGATAATTCGGCGTTCGGTCCTGCCGACGGCGAGAGCACCTACCACGGCGTGGTCAGCATCACGAAGAAGATCGTCAAGGCTGCTCACTCGGCGTCGGTCGTCAGCACGACCGCTGGCACCGAGGACACCTACGGCGAACTGACGATGAAGAACTTCACCGACATGGTGGCGAAGCTGCCCACCTATGCTCGGCGGAACGCCCGATTCTACATCTCCCCGTCCGGCTGGGGCGCTGCGATGCTCAGGCTCGCGATGCTCCCCGGTGGTGCAAGCGGCCCTGGCGGCAACTCGTCCAGCGACGTGGCTGCCGGGTTCGGCGAGCGGTTTCTCGGATACCCGGTCGTGCTCGTCTCGGCGATGCACTCCTCGCTCGACGATTCGAGCGGCGAGGTGGCCTGCCTCTTCGGCGACCTCTCGCAGGCCGCCGTCTACGGCGAGCGTCGGGCGATCCAGATCCGCACGGCGTCCGAGCGGTACATCGAGTACGACCAGACCCTCACGTTCGCCACGACCCGCAACGCGATCGTCGTGCATGACGTGGGATCGACCACGAAGGCCGGTCCCGTCGTGGCTCTCAAGTTCGGCTGATCCGACTGACTGACTCTCAACCCTCCGAGGAGTATCTGACTGTGAATCATCTCGAAGCGACGAAGAGCGTCGTCGGTCACACCGAGAACCTGACGGCGGCGCAGACCCACACGCTCGTCATCGACCGTCTCGGCTACGAGTACGTGTCGCTCGACGTGGGGCAGGAGCCGTGGACGAACGCTGGCTACACGAGCCAGGCGGCGTTCACGGTGCTGAAGCTCAGCGAGTCGGACGACAACTCGTCCTACTCCGACGTGACGGCGTTCGTCGGTGGCGGCACCGGCGGCTTCACGATCCCCACGCCGACCGCCACGGCTGGCGACGTGGTCGTGCGGATGGACGTGGATTGCCGTGGGAAAAAGCGGTACTTGAAGCTCACCGCCACGCCGTACACGACCGGCACCGTCTACACGGTCGCCCGGCTCGGCAAGGGCGTCGATGGTCCGGTCAGCGCCTCGTCGAAGAACGTCAACGCCACGGTCAGCGGCTGATCCGGCTTGACACGACCGACACAGTGAGCGGCGGGTGGCGACGAGCCGCCCGCCGTTTCGCTTTGGAGGGTGACGCGTGATCGTTCAGGTCGGCGATACGTCGGTCGAGGTGCGTGCCGAGGCGGTGCTGTCGGCTCCGAGGTTCGGGCCGCTCACGAACGTGTTCGCGTTCATCGAGAGCCTCATGCCGCTGCACATCCGCCCGACGCTGGGCCAGGGTGCCTACTGGTCGATGGCCCTCACCAGGATGCTTGAGATGTTCTCGGACAAGACCGAGTACATCATCACGCTCGACTACGACACGTTCGTCACGCAGTCCGATGTCGAGAGGCTCTTCGCTCTGGCGATGACCTGCCAATGCGACGCCCTCGCCCCGATCCAGGCGAAACGCGAGGACGGGCGGCCGATGCTCACGCTGCTCGACACGATGGACGATCCGCCTGCCGACGGCAAAACGGAACTGCCGCTGTCGTGGTTCGCCGAGCCGGTGCAGCAGGTCGATACGGCCCATTTCGGCTGCACGATCATCTCGACCAGGGCGCTCAGGCGAACGCTCAAGCCGTGGTTTCACTCGAAGCCAGACGCCGAAGGCGGCTGGGGCGACGGGCGGGTCGATGATGATCTGTGGTTCTGGTCGCAGTTCAAGAAGTCGGGCAACCGCCTCTTCATCACGCCCCGCGTCGTGATCGGTCACGGCGAGTACGTCATCTCGTGGCCGAGCCGGGATTTCTCGGGTCCGGTGTTCCAGCACACGACGAACTGGCAGCGGACGAAGAAGCCGCCGGAAACTGCATGGAGGGTCGGCGAATGAACACAATCAGAGTACGGATGCAGCGTGCCTACGGTGCCTACAAGGCGAACGAGCTCGTCGAGGTGGACGAGTCCTTCGCCGCGAGGCTCTTCGCGTGGGGCTACGCGAAGCGGGAGACGCAGCAATCGCTGATCGAGACGGCAGCGGTGGAGCCGGTCGCGGAGCGGGCAGACGTGACGCCACGACGCAGGGGGCGACGCCATGAATGACGGCAAGCGATACCGCTCACTGAAGGTCGCCACGCAGCCGGTCGTCGAGCCGGTGAGCGTCGCCGACGCCAAGGCTCACATCCGCGTCGATCACAATACCGACGACACGTACATCGCTGCGCTCATCTCGGCGGCTCGCGAGTACTGCGAGACGTACATGGACGAGACGCTGGTGGACACGCAGTACGTGATGCGGCTCGATGCGTTCCCTGCGGTCATCGAGTTGCCCCGCCCGCCGATGAGCCAGACCACCGGACGAACGGCGGTGTCGATCGTCTACACCGCGAGCGAGGCGGGCAACACGGCGACGCTCTCGACGACCGAGTACCGCGTCGATCGCGACTCAAAGCCCGGCACGCTGCGGACGCTCTACGCCGGATCGTGGCCGAGCCATCTGCTCGACTACGGCAGCGTCACGGTCACGTGGTGGGGCGGCCGTGGCGACGACGGCAGCAAGGTCTCGCCCCGCGTGAAGGCGGCGATCCTCATGCTCGTCGGGCAGTGGTACGAGCGACGCATGGCGGCGGATGCCGTGTCGCTCTCGGAGATGCCGTTCGGGGTGAAGGCGTTGCTCGACAGCGTGAAGTGGGGGAGCTACACGTGAACGGACGCATCATCGTCGATTCGCAGTTCACCGACACGGCGTCGGCTACCGGTGTAGCCTCGACGAAGGTCGTGGCGCTCCAGACCTCGAACGAGTACACGTCGGGCAAAGTCGCCGTCGTATCTGGCACGTGCGGCACGTCAGCCGTGACGATCACGCTCGCCTCGCCTGGGTACACGGCGGCGTCGGGCTCTGCCGTATCGTTCTCGTCGGTCTCTCGGATCGTGTTCTCGGCGACCGGCGCGACGCTCGTGAAGTGCGTCGGCGGTGCCACGGGCAAGCCGCTCGTGATGTCGCGTGCCGAGCAGGGTGCCGTCTCTGATGTCGGTTCGACGGAGACCTCGCTTCAAGTGAGCGTGGATGCAACCGCTGGCACGTCGTCCTACACGCTGGTGATGTATGGCGATTGATCCGGGACGCCTCCGCGAGCGAGTCACGATCCAGAGTGCGACCGAGGCTCGCAACTCGATCGGCGAGGTCGTGCAGACGTGGGGCACGTTCGCCGAAGTGTGGGCGAGCGTGGACGGGCTGTCCGGTCGCGAGGTTCTCCAATCCGGTCAGCAGCAGACCGAGGTGACACACCGCGTGCGGATGCGATACGTGACCGGGCTGACGCAGCGGATGCGGCTCTCGTGGCGCGGGCGGATTCTGGAGATCACGTCGCTGCTCGAACACAACAACCGCACCGAGCACGAGCTCCTGTGCGTGGAGGATACGGACTGATGGCGACCGCAGGGATCACGATCACCGCTGAGATCGCCGGGCTGGAAGAGCTCCAGAAGGATCTCGGCGCGATCTTCAAGCCAGAACAAAAGGCGAAGATCATCGAAGACGCGATGAAGAAGGCTCTGGCTCCTGCGCTGGAGCGGCTCAAGGCGAACACGCCGGTCGGCCCAACGGGAAACCTGTTTCGGGCTGCGACGATCAAAGTCGTGCCATACAGGCGTGACGGCAACGCCGCCGGGCTGCTCGGCTACACCCGTGCCGACAGGGAGAAGTCGCAATCGGCACAAGGCGGCAAGCGGCGTCGAGGCAAGGATCTCGCCTACCACCAGTATTGGCTGGAAGAAGGAACCGACGACAGCACAATCAGCAAACTCTCAAACACGCCGTATGCCCGCAAGTCGCACACCAGACGCAACCGCAGTGGCAGCGTCACGACGGTCAAGGCCCACGATGTCAGCGGGCAGAACGCCTACTACGCTTCGAGCTTCAACCAACTCGGGCCGTTCAAGTTGAAGCCGACGCAGCGTCCACGGCGAGGTGGCGGCAAGCAGGAAGTGCAGACCGACCCGGCATCGCCGCAAGCGTTCTTCAAGCGATCCGCTACGCCGATCACGATCAAGGGGATGCGGGCTGGCGGAAGGTCGGGCCAGCCGCCGCTGAAAACGACGTGGGATCAGACCTCGACCACCGTCGCCGAGATCCTCCAGCGTGAGCTGCGGATCTCGCTGGAGCGTGCCTTAGACACGCTGACCCGGTCGGCTACGGGAACGCTCTGATAACACCGATGTTTCGTCGTTTGATAACTGCAAGGGTGGGGGTGTGACTCCATAGGTTCGGGATAGGCGAAAGCCGATCCCGAACATGGCATTCAAGTCACCCGAAAAGACCGTCGCCGACGCCCTGCTCGCCGACGCGACGGTGGCCGCGATCCTCGGCACCCGCATCTACCCGGTTCTCGCCCCCGCCTCGGCGGCCCTCCCGCTGGCGACGTGGCGGCGTCAGGCGGTCACACGGGAGACGACGCTCGGCAACACCCGTGGCGGGCTGCCTGTCGTGACGCTCGCCCTGGAGCTCTACGCCGAGACCTATGAGGCGGTGCGGGAACTAGCCGACGCCTGCCGCGCAAAACTGGATGGGTGGGGGAATGCGGTGTCATCATCAGTATCAGTGCGACACGTCGCGCTGCAGAACGAGCAGGACGGGTTCGTACAGTTGGCGGGTGGCGACCTGCCTCCGGTGTTTTCGGTCACGCAAACGTACACGATCCTCTGGCAGGAGACCTGATCCGTGAGCAACCCCTCGACTCCCCATGACGGCGCTGGAACGGTCCTCAATCTGTTCGGCACCGTGTATACGGTGACCAACATCGTCATCAGCAACACGAACCCCGG